AAAAAATCCCTCCTCTCCAATCTCTCAGAGTAGACCTTTTTGATGTGCTCCACGGTGGCGCTTGTCTGATTATTTTTGAACTCCGGATGACTTCGACAGTATGACTCGTAGTCTGTGATGTCTGAGGATAGCACCTGATCAAAACTATCTTTGGAATGCCTCATGCCCGTCTGAAGCTCATCCTCGAACCTTAAGATCCTTACCCTCTTGTTGATCGCGTCGCGCCTGTCCTCTTTGGCTTCCAGAGCATCGAGCTTTTTCTCCAGCGCATCGATCTTCCGTGACAAATCGCCGGTCATCTTACGCCCGATCCATCCAAAAAGAGCTGACCATGGATCCAATTTAAGCGGCGCTATCTGGATCAGGGACAGCAGCAGGCCGAGCGCGATCAGCATGTCGCCCGCTGTCAGTCGGTGATAAAAGTCGAGTAAGTCCATTGGTGTCTCACCTCCCTCCCTTAAGAAGCCGCGAGATGAACCGCGCCTCCCTCGTATACAAAAAAGCGAAGTAGTCCGCGAAACACTCAGCGAAGTACTCCGCCCGATTGCCCGATCCTCTGCCGATCTTACGCCACTCTTTCGATGACGAGTACTTAAGATACTTTCCCATTTTATTATCGTAAGCGTGCCCGAACTCGTGGAAAAGCACCGCCTGCATATCATCGTAGTCTGTAGATGAGTAAAAGTAGATCTCTTTGTCCTCAAAGATCTCGTATCCGAGCGTGTTCTCCAGATCCGCCCCGCCTGTCTTGAGGTACGCCGACCGCCGCAGGAAGTACACGCGCCGCGCCGTCTTCTGTACTTTTCGGGGAAGGAAGCTAATCCACCGCTTCACGGCACGGACGCGCTTTTTCGGAATTTTGGTATCGTAGATCAACGTAGTCCGCCCAACCTTCACACGCTTGAGCTTGATTTTCCCGCGCTTTACCGCATTGGCGAACGCCGGGTGCGATGCCCCTATGCTCGATGCCGTCCGCGCCGATGTGGGGACGGACAGCATCACGATGAGCATAAGGGTGAGGAGGATGTATCTGATTGTTTTGGTCATGTCACTTGTTATAAGTTCCCTTTAAATCATTCCTCTGTCATGGAATGGGATCATAGAAAGAACAATCCAGTCACCATCAATACCGTTTTCGGTACACGAAAGGATAAAAGCATTCAACTTCCTATCAATCTTATGCCTCCATATTACTTTTGCTTGATCAAGATCTGGATCGTCTGCAATGTAGTATCCATCTTCGGATAAGATTAAATAGCCTGATTTATTTTCATTCATTTCTTTTACCCGTTCCCTTTAAGGCAGTTAGTGTCTCATGATATGTATTCCTGTCGCGATTCTGCCTATATAAGCGATAACGATCAAAATACACCAATAAATTGTTGATCCTACAACCATGCTTTCCTTCTGCGTTCCCTTTAAGTCAGTCATGAGTGCTTATTCACGGATGCCATGTCTGATGCGATATTGCCTGCAAGTGCGTAGGCCGTGAAGTTGCTTACGGACTGCGAACCTGAAAAGACGTTTCCAGTAGCCGTCAGTTTCGGAACGGTGCTGTTTGCCTTTATCGTCACCAATTCACAGTTTGATACCTTCAAATCGCAGGTTATGTCTTTAACCGCATAGCAATCCGATACCGCACAACCCTCAATGCAGACCGCTTCAACTGTCTGACTTGATGCCACAGGAATGACAACCCCTTCTATGCAATCAATAGCGCAGTCTTTAATTTGGTATGAAAGATTTTCGTAAAGCGGCTTGTCTGCCTGTGCTGACAATCCAGTACGGAAAACGGCGTAGCATCCATTTGGAAATTTACAGTTTTCAATGATTCTGTTTCTCTCCGGGGAGCCTGTGATTTTACTGTTTGACGGTTTTGTCCCTGTGGTTCCATCCTTCCAGATCGTTACTTTTGACGCATCATTTGTGCCTTGTAAGAATCTGCAATTCTGAACCACCATATTGCCGTCAAACACACCAACAATGTCATCTCGTGAAAAAATCACCGGGGCTTCCGCATCCGAAGGCTTTGCAGTAAACGTGCAACCATCTATAACAAATGTACCATATCCCGATGCTCCATAACTGACAAAACTTAAATTACAGTCCTTTATTAACTGATTTCCATATTGTGCATAATGGCAATCCCATCGGTTTAGATCACATCTTTCAAACGTTCCGTTTGTAAGGTGATGACATCCCATAACTCCCCATTTGGTACTGTCTCCAATATGACAATCATGGATATGGGCATTTGTTATTGATGACAGTTCCAACACATATCCGGATGACAGGTGTATTGGATTAACTCCAAATATATGGTCTACCTCAACATCGGCGCACCGCTCAAACGAGAAAAGATACCTGCTATGATATGTACTCACGTCTTGCCGGTTTCCATACAAAACAAAGTTGTGTAAATGGACATTGCTTCGATTGCACTGAACAAGGCATGACATTTTATTGCTGTCCCTTGCAATGATTTCACCATTTGATATTTCAAAGGTCACGCTCGGATAGTCGTGCACATTATAGCAAGGAACGTTTCCGCTTTGAGGCACAAGATATAAGTGCGATCCATAGAATTCCCCGTCTGGCATTGTCAACATAGTCGGGGAGCAGTAAATCGTGGTATCGAATCCAATCCGATCCCCCAGACACATATCAGAGTTCCCGGCGTAGTTGGAATTGATGGTAAATACCTTGTTTTGCAATTCTCCTTTCGTGGTGCCGTATTTTGTAAAGTCAGAGGCTACTGCCTGAACGTCACTATAGCTATTCGGCAGAACCTTAATGATTACCGGCGGCCAATCTTCCGAAAAATCGCTGTCGTAATCGGGCATATAAATACGGGAACCGCCAAAATCGATACCGCCAAAACCAATGCACGTATGTTCAACAGACCCGGCAAAATGGATGTCTGTTCCGTCCCATTGAATGATAGCTGAGTCGCCGCAAAGCCTTGCGATAGAAATGGCTTTATCCAGTAGCTGATCGTCATCGTAATTCGGATACAGTAGTTTCAGCGCCCGAATCTGCACATATCGTCGATCTTGCGTGACGGCAATGTTCCCGTCTATATCATATATAACGCCGTCCGATAATGTTTCATCCTGAACATACTCAAACACGGTTCCATACATACCGGCAATCTCTGACTGCGTAAAATCGGTATTATCGTCTTTTTTTGCCGATATGCAACAATATGAAGCACTCTGTGGAATTGTCTTTCGATCTTCCCACTGGTAATAGCTTGTATCCTTATATACGGGATCAATGTATACGTCTTTTACTACACCGCCAATCTCGGTATTCTCAAGCGTATTACTCGATAGAGGATGAACATTTATCTTGTATCCCGTTTTTGCGATGATTTCACCGGGGGAGCAAGCTATAGCGGATACCGATCCTGCGCGATTCGTCAGGGAATTTCTATGGACAAAATATCCTGTAGAGGTTGCAGGATCACCGGGCGACCCTCCAAATGACCACCCGCCAACGCTATATTGTGCACCTACAAAAGGATTACTCATGACTGCACCTCCTCATACGTAAAAGCTACGCCGTAAATATTTCTGGCTTCTAAGCTCGTAAACGCTTCTCCGCTTTTTTTCCTAACTGCCACAAGAACATATTTAGTCCCGGACAATATTTCCTTAGTTGCCCCCCAACTATACAGTGTTTTGTCTGCATATGCCATGTCGTTGTATCCATAGACATAGTCTGCACCGGCTTCCCTGTAATACTCGCCCCACCTCGTGCTGTTTAACATATACATATTGATCTCGTAGTCAGACGTCGCTACTAATCTTCCGCTAGTACATCGTATCGGAACTTCTGCCCTTGCCCGTGTATCCAATTCAGTAGGACTCACACAGCCGGTCTCATCTCCATTTGTGTTGTAACCAAATGCACCTACCTCATATTCCGCATTTTCAAATGGATTCTGAACAGATGGGTAGAGTGCCGTTTCGAGAGCGTCATAATAATCCTGCCCATGCTCATCTGTCCACGCGACCTTTGCAAAACAGGCAAGCAGAGCCGCTCTTGCCGCTTCTGACAGCCCCGGGTCCAACTCCGATAAATCTGCCTTTAAGTCAGCGATGTCTGCCGTGTTGGTCGCGATCTGCGCGGACGCACTCGATACAGACTCCGCCGCGTCCTCTGCCCTATCCGCCGCACTCGCCGCATCCGCCGCCGCCTCGGTTGCCGTCTCTGCGCCTGCGATGATGGCATTAAGCTCTTTAAGCACACTTTCAGACGCGATCGTGTCCGCGTCCATGGCGGCACGCTCGACATCTAAGATAAAATTCGCCGTGCTGAGTACCTTCGTGCCCTTTTTAAGCACGAGCTCGTACACGTTCCGCCCTTTTGCGGCGGTCATCTGCTCAGAGCCGGCGACCGTGACGGTCTTTGCAGAGACATCAATCGTAGCGTCCGCGTCATAGGCGTTGCCGTCCGTCTTCGTACCGCGGATCATCGCGGTAGTCCCAGATTCCACCGTAAAGTTGCCGGCGGAAGAATACAGTTCGAAAATGAGCGAAAAATCTGAGTCATACTGTCCCAGATGGATAACGAGCGGCACGACGCCCGGTCGCATATCAATTCGATTCGTCAGTGTGATCATTCGTTAAAGCCTCCTTAAACTGCTCAACCTTATCAAGCTTGTCGTCACGCTCCTGCTCCACCATCGATCCAATCACTGCCTCGTGTGCCATCCGGTGGAAGCTCCCCGCGACAGCATCCATGATAAGCGCGGCTGTCTCAGGATCAACACCATTAGATTGGCACAGCCCCAGAGCATGGGCGGTTATCTGCGCCCGAATGAAGGTTAATTTTCGTGTGTCCATGCGTCCTCCTTAGTCAAGCTGATGCCACGTATCAGACGATCCTTGCTTGTAATACAGGTGCCCATTCGTATATGAAAAATGGATGTGCGGCGATCCGCACGTAACGGCATAGCCCTGATGCGCTCCACCGGCGATCCACAAATCCTTGTTATTCGTCCCTGCGGAATACAGCCAGTCAACAGCGGCGTTATTTTCATATCGCTGAACAAGGAAGTCTTTAGCCCCAGAAGCAGTAATCGACATCCTGATCTTCTTGCCGCTCCACTCTGCATAAGTAGAATACCACGTCAGGGAGCCGACGCTGTTTCCCGCAATCGTCGAGTAGATGTTTGATCCATTGATAGTAAGATAAGACGTATCCCCGAACGATGTGCCATAAAATTTGATCTGTTTCAGGAACTCCGCGCCCTGCGCCTGCATGTTTCCGGAATTGCTTACGGCGAATCTTGTCACGGTGCCGTCTGCGCTTAAGATCTGAATCGTGCCGTTTTTGATTGTCACCGCGCCGGCATCCGTCACAACGAATTTTCCAGAACCGAGATTGATCGACCCGCGGGTCATGGAAAACAGGCCGCCGGTCAGATCCCACTTGTTTTTGCCGTCCACGCTCTGGATGACGCCGCCGTAGATCACGTTTGCGCTCAGCTGGCCGGTGTCGATGAAGTTGGCAACGAAGTGACCGTCTATTGTCCATGCCGTCGTAAACGGGCCATTGACGCCGTTTGAGCTGAAGCCGATGCCGTTCATATTGATCCGCAGGACGTTGACTGCCGTGGCCTCGTCCTCCGTGTCCATGATCAGAATCTCGGTGGGCTTATCGTTAGCATCGTATCGGAACACGACGTGCCCGCCCTGCCCGCCGGTGATCATGCTCGTGGCGTAGTCGATCGCGGCCTGCATCATCGACGTCGTGGGCACTTTGGCGAGCGCCGCGTCCGTCTGCGCGGTGATCACGTCCCCGAAGGAGCTCCGCGGCTCCCCGAGCTCGATCTCATCGTATCGATCCAGAAGGACGTTATAGACAGTTTTGATGACCTTCGCAGAGACGTTGACGTCTAGCTCTGGATAGACCACTGTCACCGTGTCGCACAGGTTCACGCGCTCAAGCGGCGCGATCTGGGCGTATTCTTCCGTCTGCCAGAGCGCGACAAAATCAATCTTAATATTCCGCTTCGGAATCCACGACCTGCGCTTATCAAGGATGGTCTGCGCCTTGCTCTCAAGCTGTGCCACGGTCGGCGCATTCTGGTACTCTCCGGACAGATCCATCACCACCGTGCGCGTCGGAGACGATACGCCGGTCGCCACTACGACGCCGCCGTAAATACACTGACCGTCCTCTTCGGATGACAGCCAATACGGCACGACGGAATCATACACGTCGAGCGTGTCGAGCTCGTCCGTGATGTCGGTCAGATTTTTTCCATACCTGATCGTCACGCCGCTGTCGGTGCCGCGATTCTGCCAGAGCTTGACCTGATATTTATCAAATTCGTATTCCCCGCCGCCGAAGACGTCCAGAACAGACCCCTCCATGCCGCCAAGGATGGCGCGGGCGCTGACAGGCACGTCCACACGGAATTCCGCTTCAGTGACCTTGTCCGTCCAATACGTAAAGGGATTGTAGGGCTTGCCCACATCGCGCATAGCGGAAAGAGCGCTCGCGCAGGACGTCGCCCTAAATGGATCCAGAACGATCCCGGAAAGCAGATAAGACACATGGTGCGCGTAAAAGGTCGCCACGCCGTTGATTGGTTTGGAAATTCTGTAGATAACGAAGGGCTGAAGGTCGCCGGTTTCGTTGTGAGGGCAAGTGATCACGCAGCCGTTCTTGATCTGTTCGTAGAGCTTGCCGCCGATCGGATACTCGAACTGGCACTCATACTCCCCGTTGCGCTCTTCAGTTACCGTGCACGAGATGCACTCGGTGAGCCGTCCGAGTCCCTCTGTTACATATTCGAATGCGTCCGCCGCGTATAACTTTGGTATCATATTCTCCACCACCTCGGTGTGATCGTCACGCCGGTAATCGACCCGTTCCATGTGATGCCCGTCGTGCCCGCGGAT